TCGGTGTAGGTGTTGGATTGGACAACGTTATCAGCTGTGAGAATTTCGATCAATATCTGGGCGGCGAGGAGCCTGAGTTTGAAGCGCCTTTAAACTGCGATTAAATGGACATTGAAAGCCTATTCGATTTACCGGCGGACGTACAGGTCATGGTGCTGCTCTCAGCACTGGAGACCATGTCGGTGGAATCTTATCGGATCAGGCAAATCTTCAACGACACCGGCTCCCAGGTTGCCAGTCGTTTCCTTGAAGAACACGAACATTCTTCAGCCAGGATTAAGGATCGGATTATGACATTGTTTTCTCAAAAATGAATGACCCATGCCCGAACAACTAGATATGTTTCCAGATACAAACATTAAAACCGGCAAAGACTATGTTCGGCTGCCGGATGGTCGGTTTTGCAACCGGTTCCAGCGCGAATTGGCAGTCAAGGATAGAGCAATCGCACGACTATCGAGACGAAACGAGATACTGGAGCGCCAGTCGGCTGCGCTGATCGCGGCCAATACCGTCCTTCAAAAGTACGCTGGAGTAAATGCCGGCTCACACTAATAAAACAGAACAAAAAAGATGAATACAAAATTTAATACGGTCGATGATGTCTTGAATGATCCAAAATTCGGATTAAACATTAGTGATCATATCAGGAGAATCGAACAGAATCGCACCGATATGTTACATAAGGCGCATCAGGCTGAGATTGACACCCGCATCCGTCGACATCCATTTGATTGCCTAAAGGATAGCGGCAAACTCCATCCTAACGACCTGGCAGATGAATTTCGGTTGATCCTGCAAAAGAAATCAAAACTTTCCTCCACTATCAGAGCTTTCGTGTACAACATTGTCACGCTTGAGATGCGCAACACCATTGAGTTCTACAAACCGGCTGAAGAAAGCCAGAAAAAAGAAGTCGAACGTAACATGAAACCGTTACACCGTTGTTGGGCACGGTTGTCCGACACCCGTAAACGTAAGCTTCGCGCTAAAGCTGATAAGTTGAATATTCCTCAGATGCTTGTACCAGAAGAATATGAGGCTGGAAACTTAATAATATCAGATAGGTGGTAACATCAAGCCCTGGCCAGGCTTTGTAAAGGCTTTTTATTATGAAAACAAACTTAGGAAAAATGGTTGTATATCATACGACCGAAGCTGACAGAGAATTATTGTCGCAACATGGTAACGTAAATGATCACTTGCCCGCCGTTGTTGTCGCCCAATGGTCAGAAACTTGCTGTAATCTTAAAATCATCACGGATGGAGCGGGAAGTGACCTATGGCATACATCGGTTGTACAAGGTCCTAATCCTGGAGAGTTCGACAATATCGAATAAAAAAAAGGCCGTCTTGTCCGAAAACAATCAAGCCCTTATTTGCTGGTGGTTCTGCAAATATAGCAAGTTTTCGGTAACATGGCATACAACAAGAAGAATCTGTTAAGAAAAATCGTAGAAATCCAGACCATCGTCCTTGCCGCCAAAAAGCGGGGAGCAGCGCAGGTCTGGATTTATAGAAATCTTGTCTCCGCCCAATACCATATTTCCGAATCAACTTATAACAATTACCTATCCATAAATGCCAAGCGTGAACTGGAGCTCATTGATAAACTCGAGGAGGAAAAGAAGAAACAACTTGAACTATTCTGATATGCAAAAAATATCTTTCTCCGTCTCCAACAGCAGAAAAGCCCCAAAATCGGGGCTTTTCTCATTTATCGGCGGTGTTGTCCTCATAACCTGCCTTCAATACGATCTTGTATTGGAAATAGCCGTTGACGCTGTTTTCCTTGCCCTGTTCGGTTCGACAGAGTGAATCGAAGTTGTCAGTGCTGTACCCTTGAAGGGCGGCGTAAACGTCGGCTATGGTGTCGTACAGGGCCAGCGACTTGGCCCGTACTTCCTCCGTCGCTTCGCCGTTCGACCGGTTGGTCTTCGGATCAAACGCCAGGCGTACGGTAATAACGGCGTCGCACTCCTGAATGGTGTCGGTTATGTTTCGCTTGGGGCGAACGGCGATGCCTATGAGCGCGCAGGGGAACAGTACTGCAGGCCGGTCGGTTTTCACATCCAGTTGTCCCGTGTCCAGGTCTATCCACTTAAGTTCCGGTACCTGGTCTTTAAGCCGCGCCATGACGGCCATGTAGATTGTCTTCATTTGGTGAGTATTTGTTTGATTTGGGTGGTGATCTTGTCTTCAATGTTTTGCTTCAATATGACGGACTTGCCCATGGATGGACGTGCCGGCAAGGTGAACGGATATTTCCCGAACGCCTTTCCATCCGAGATCCCGAACTGGTGGACCGAGGCGTATGGAGCCGCGTTGGTTATCCTGGCGCCTTCGGCCGTCCGGTCGTAAGATATGGAGCTTTGCAGTTCCTGGGTCTCACCGGTCAGTATCTTGGCCGCCGTCCTGGCCTCAGAGAATTTTCCGGTCTGTCCTGAGCGGCCATACCACGGCGATTCCGGATCGCGTCTTTTCACGTCCCTCCACTTTTCCAGGGAGTTGTCGGTGAATCCCTCATTTTTGAATGACTCCTTGAAGTGGTTGACCGCCTCCACACCCATGATGTCCTTGATATCTTCACCCTGTACGAATTGGGTGACTTCCTCCATCTTTTTGGCGAAAGCTTCTGAAAAATCGGCGATATCCATAAAAATGTCCTTTAAATGTTGATAATACGCTGTTTAAAGCATTATATTTGTAGCCTAATGGAGAGATATTCCCTTTTAAGGGAGTTCACTCCCCCAGCGAGGGAAGATGCGGCAACGTATTTTCCCTCGCTTATTTATTGCCAAACCGTGTACGTAGCTTCGCCGCATCAAGGGTGATGGGTCCCATACCTTTCCTGATCAGCACGATGGACTTAATGATCGTTCCGCGATTTGCCTGGAGGGCTGCTTTCAGGCCTTCGTACAGTTCCGTTGACGTGTAGGCGCCCTCCAGCCTGATGACCACCTCCTCGGCATGCTGTCTGGATGCCGATTTGACACTGTTCTGTATGGCATGCGACCCGCTCTTGGTGATCGGGTGCTTGGCGTCCGAGAACATGCCGGTCTTGTGGTTGAAGGCGTCCGGATTCTTTACTCCGGAGGTTTCCGGCAGCAAGGAGTATTTCCCACCAAGATCGGCAAGCTGCTTGTAGGTTTCGACGTTCTTTTTGAACTCGTTCTTGTTTTGCTTGACGATCTCCAGGCTCCCGCCCTTCTTGCCTTTGTAAACCTCAGTCTTCAGCTGTGTTTTTTCTGCCGCCCTCAGCATCGTCATAGCCGATGCGACGACATCCTTCCTGACAGCTTCCTCCGTATGCTGATAGTAGGGTGTCTGCTTGATGTTCACGAACTCGGCTGTCTTCTCGGCATTGTTTCTGAAGGCGGGATTGGCGTCACCTTCGGGCACCTCGGTCGGCTTCTTGTCCGTCTGTCGGACGCCGCAGCTGCAATTCCAGTCGGAGGGCGGCATGTGCTCGTTCCACCACTCATGATCGATCGGTAGGATGGTTCCCACCCATGTCAGGTGCAGGGCGCGCTGATGGACAGATACGCTCTCGATGTATTCCAGATTCGGGTACAGATGGGCCGACTGCTTGAACTTTTTCAGGTTGGCAGCCATGCGCGCAGCCTTCACAGCCGTGTTGTATTCGGTCTGCAACCATTCGATGTTGTACTTGGCCGACAGTTCCAGGGCCATCTTCTTGAATTTGTAGAAAGGTCGTAGCTTGCCATTCTCGTCAATCATCATGGCGGCCATCTCCTTAGTCTGCTGATGGTTCTTGAAAGCAGCAAATACGGCCGTATTGGTCTTGAACTGCTTGACAAAGTCGGAATGATCCTCCTTGATCGGAGCCAGCGACGTATTCACCGCATGTTGCAGGGGAACGTTCGTTGCCTGGAACAGCTTGGCGTTGATCAGCTCATCGGCCTTTCCCCCATAAATATCCCTGATGGCCTGGTTGACCAGCTGGTCGATGTTGATCGTGTAGTCATCCGCAAGTGTGATCGTGGTACTGCTGGTCGATCTCCCGCTCCAGTTCTGATATGCCCCGCTCCTTAGCGTCGGGGCGTAGCCGAAAAAACGTTCAAGCAGTTTGACGAAAAATCCGTGGTCATCGTTCTTGATCTCATCCTTGGTTTTATCCACCGCAACCGTTTTGTCCTTTCCGGCTTCCTTGGTTGTCGGGGGCTTTGCGTCAGTTCCTCCGCTCGGATCGGGATCTTTTTTTTCGGACTTGGGTATGCCGGTGATCTCGTAGAAGTAATCGTCGCTCACCGCTATGCCTTGCTTCTTTAGGCTTAGGGCCATGTCGACGCGCTCCTTGGTCGAGATGCGCTCTCCTCCGTCCGGAAAGGTGAAAAATCCACCGGCCACGTTATAACCGCGCTTGATCAGCAGCGGAACAATTTTGCGGTTAAGGATGCGTTGGATAAAGCGGCGGTCCGACTTGGTTATGTCCTTCTGTCCGTTCTCATGCACCTCGGCCTGCGATTTGCTTGATCCGTCGACGGTTGTCATGACGTTTCCCAGGACAGCGATAAGTATTTCCTCGTTGCAAGCCTTGCGAAAGGTGGCATACAGGTCGCTGCTACCGGAGGACTTGTTCTCGTGAACTTCGATCTCCGACTCTTTGGGCACGGCCGCTACCCTGTTCCCTCCGAGTGTCGACAGGGCTTCAAAGAGTTGGTCGCGAGTGTTGGTGTCGTACGAACTGTACTTGCCGGTCACGAACGGCATGCCGAACAGCTCGGCGAATTGCGCCCAGTCTCCGAAATTGCCGCGCTTGTAGATCACGTACGGTGCCGCTTTGAATACATATCCCAGGTCATCATCCTTTCCGGCCTCGATGATGAAGTCGTCCAATGTGTAGTCGTAACCTGTCAGGTCCGATTCCTTGGCCACGATATATTTCCTTCGTTCCGCCAGCGGCTTGTCCACGTTGGTGATCTTGATGTGCTTTCTCGGATAGGAGAACACGGAGAATTCAGGCAGGAATGCCATTTCTATGACACTTTTGCCGAAAGCCTTGCTCAGGGCGATTTCCCGTATCAACTCCTCAAATTCGGGGGTGTCGATCAGATCGTCGATTTCCTCGACGTTCTTTCCGTCCATCTGGAAGGTGATCTCCGCATTGGTGATGGCGTTCACGCGCTTTTCAATGGCATCCGACAGGTATGGGTCTGCCAGTATGTTTTCGCACAGGTCGTAGTATTTCGTGCGGTTGCCGGTTTTAAATCCGTTGACGGCCTTTTTCCAAACGTCGATGTCGGTTGTCTCAATCTTGGCCGGACGTAGGACAAGGGTTTGTATGATTGCGCTCGCGGCCGGACTTTCCAGCTTGGGAGCCTGGGGTGCATCTTTCTTTTTCATATATGTTGGTTTCTTCTTGGGTTGCTGGAAAAGCGAAACTGCGTATTGTTCTCGACCGCACCCGTAGCATCTATCCTCACTGGAAAGTCCGGAACGATGCTGCCTTTCTGTACTCCTTTAAGCCATGCGATGGCCGAGTTGTAACGTCTCTCCTTGGCCTCGTAGTCGACCGACGGGTTGGCAATGTTGATGTAGTGCCAAACGGCGATGTCCTTGACCCAAATGAGCAGCAAGGCGTCACGTGACTCTTCGGATGCGTTAAAGATGGCATCCGTGTCAAACGCATGCAGGTAGCCTTTGGCTTCTGCCTGCCCGCCCGATATGGCGGCGGTAAGCAACCTGTCATCGTCGCCGCTGATGGCCGTGATCGTTTCCGGATACAGGTGAGTGAATATTTCTTCAGATGTTAGGAACATGGTTAAATGCGTTTAGAATTGTTTTGTTTGCTAAAGGTCTTGATGCTGTCCTGGGCAAGGCTCGACAGCTTTTCGTTGAAGATGAAGTACGCGCCCTCAATGCAGTCGGCGCCGTCGGCCGGCGCGCTCAGTTGCGGGGTGATCAGCTTGAACTGGTCTTCCAGCCGTTGCATGTGCGGGTTGTCCTTTTCCGCGATGTTGAAGATCATCCTGCCCTCACGGTTGAGCGGTTCCAGGTTGCCTTCGATGCGTGCATACTTGTCAGGCTTTGGGCGCGGGTCGGGCGAGATGTTGACGTTCTTCTTGAACTTGTCCCTCGCGGTGGCGAAAAGAGGCTTGAAGACCTGTTGATAGAACGGGTCCTGTAGCTTGTTGTTCTCAATGAAGCTGTACACCTGGTTCTTTCCCTTGACATAGCTGTCTATGAAGTAGAACCAGTCGACAAAATCCGAGTTGGTGACCCTGTCCAGGTATCCGGTAATGACATACAGCTTGAAATCAAGGATTCCGACAAGGAAGTTCGACTTGAACGAATTGGCCTTGGTCTTGGTGTTGTTGGACGGTGCGGGGTCGGAATAGTTGACCAGGAACGGGAACTTTTCGAGTGGCGGTACCGCTCCCCATGTTATTTCCTTGAAGATGTCACCTTCGGAGATGGGGTTGTTGAAAAATTCCTTCTGTCCGGATGCGGTGCTGATCAAGGAAAGGAACCGGTCGATGTCCTGCTCGCTGTTCTTGGCCCAGGATGACATGCCGTTCTTATCCCTGATGTTGATGATATCCGGAAAATCGGCTTTCTTGATGGCTCTGGATATGCAACAATCCTTTGCGATGATGTTCCCGCAAAATAGGATACGATAATCACCCGACACCGAGAGGGTCGGTATGACGGCCTGCTCAATCCATTCCCATTTGATCTTGATGCGGTCCGGATTGCGGGTCTCCTCATCCGTGTCGATGTCGTCGAACCAAAGAAAGTCCGTACGCCAGGCCTCGTTCCTCGTACCGCGCGGACTTTGCCCGGCACCGATGGCCCTCCAGGAGGCTCCGCCCTTGGTCGTGAACTCACCATCCTCCCAACTGCCTGGCTTCTGCTGTGTGCCATAATCATTGATGATGCGTTGATTTCCTTCCAGGTTGGCTCTTACAGGCAACAAAAGCCGTTTGGCATTGGATTCGGAGTTGGATATGAGCAGCGTGTTTCTGACCTCACCCGTAAGGGCAAGCTTCATGTTTTCGAACATGGTCCTGGTTGTCTTGGCCAGCTCGCGTGACCAGGCGCGGACCTCATACCAGCGCTTATTTTTCATGATCCTCTTGGTCGCCTTCTTGTGGAACAGCGCCGGATCGGATTTGTAGTAAAGGGGAAAGTAGTATTTGAACCACGCCTCGTCGTCAGCCTCAAGCCTGGCGATGCGCTTGAGTTTCTCGCCGTGGGACTCGTTGTCGTCAATTGGTGTGGACTCCCTGAGCGATTTTAGGTCCTCTTCCCACAATCTTATCGCATCCTTTTCCGATGCTGTCAATCGTTTTCTCATCGCAGCCTGTCCTTTATGAATGCATCAAACAACGGGGCCATTCCTTGTGCTTGTGCCAGGTCCGTCTTGCGTATCCAATCAAGGAAACTCCTGAAGGTGGAAATGATGTCGGCAAGGCCGATGTCGGTCTCCATCTTGTCGATGGCTCCGGCCAGTTTGGAGATGGTGTCGGCTTCGGCCGTGGTGGCGTACCTCGCTCCGGAGTCACGGCTCGTGATGGCCTTGTTCAGCTCGGAGAGTTGCCTGTAAAGGTTCTTCAGCTGCTCTTCCTTGGTGATCGTGATGGAGACTTTAAGTTCATCCCACAGTCCATCCTTCACCCATTTGCATACGGTCTGGGCCGATACGCCAACGCGCTCGGCAATCTCCTTTTGGGACAGGTTCTCGCGTGTGAACAGCAGCTTGGCCCAGTCCTTTTTTTGCTGTATGGTCAGTTCCTTTGCCATCTCTTTTTTTGGCGAAGCTATTTGTAATAAGGAGGTTGGACAATTAAGTTTCCAAGGGTTGCAATAAATGTTTTAACCCTTGTAAGGTTATTTGTGTGATCGTTTTTGCAGCGGTTATTTTGTGTCAAAACCAACAAAAATGGCTAAGACATTTGTCCTTCACGATGAGAGCGTAAACTCCTATGGCTTTTGGATGCTTACATCCGGAGTCGTACTTGATCAGTTCAAAAAGAACCCGATCATGCTGTTCAACCATAACCGCTCCTATAGGGATACAAAAGATACGATCCTTGCAATCGGTCATTGGGAAAACATACGGATTGAGGGTACGGAGATACTTGCCGAACCGGTTTTCGATGCGGATGAGTTTTCACAGACCATTGCCGCCAAGGTGGAGTCGGGAACTTACAGGATGGCCTCAGTCGGATTTAGACCGATCCTATCGTCCGATGATCCTCAATACATCAAGCCAGGACAGAGGTATGAAACCCATCTTCAATGGAAGATCAAGGAGGCCTCGATCGTCGACATCGGATCGAACGAAAATGCCCTGGCGTTGTATGACGATCATGACAACCTTGTTGAACTTTCCGAAGGACAGGACTGTCCAGGACTCAAACTGCTTACCTCTAACGAAAACAATACAGAAATGAAAGAATTAGCCAAAATTTTGAAACTCGCCGATGGAGCGAACGAACAGGCCTTTATCGACGCGGTGAACCCTGTTATGAGTGAAAATGTGACGCTGCGCGAAGACCTCGAGAAGGAGCGCGATGCAAAAAAGCTTCTCCAGGACAAGGTTGATGCCATTGAACTGGCCGACCGGGCCGCCAAAACGGAAAAAGCGACCGCCCTGATCGACGCCGCACTCAAGGATGGCCGTCTGAACGAAACGCCTGAGGCAACCGTGAAAGCCTTTTGGGTTTCATCTTTCGAGACCAATTACGAGATGGCTGAAAAAGCTCTCGGCGCATTGCCTACCAAGGCAAAGGTGAATCAACCCGTCGTTGACGACACCGCCCTTACTCCCTGGCAGAAACGCCAAAAGGAGATTGAAGACAAGAACAAGAAAAAATAACCCCAAAAATATCAATTGACCATGGCAGTGAATATCAACTCCGCTTATGCAGGCGAGGTACTTGAGCAATTGCTCGTACGCGCCACAACTGGCAACGAAATCGTAGCCGGTGGCCACATCCACGTACAACCGAATGTGACCAAGAAATTTTCCATTCCGCGCCTCAAAGCCGGAAAGATGTTGCAAAAACGCAAGGAACAGCCCGTAGAGTCTGATTCAAAAGGCAATTTCGACATCGATGAGAAGTACCTGGAACCGAAAGACGTGATGGCTTTCACGTCCTTCAACCCGCGCGCCTTCGAATCCATCTGGCGTCCTTTCCAGCCCACCGGCAACCTGGTGTTCGCTGAACTGCCGTCCAACATCCAGAGCCAGCTGCTGGCTGAACTGGCCAAGGTGGTCGACTTCGAACTTGGTGACCATTTCATCAACGGCGTGTACGGAGATGGGGAAGGCTTTTATTTCAACGGCATCCTGACACGCATCGTGGCTGACGCTGATGTAGTCGTCATCGCTACCCCCGAAGCCCTGATCCAGAGCAACGTGATCGCCAAGATGAAGCTGATCCGCAAGGCAATCCCAAAAGCCATCAAGAAAAACCCGAACCTGAAATTCTTCATGTCCGTGGAAGATGCCGAAGGCTACGAGTACGAGCTGACCGACAAGCCGCAGAAGGGTGCCGACTATACCAACATGAACCCTGAACGTTTCAAGGGCATCCAGATCGTGCCTTTGGCCGACTGGCCCAAGGACGTCATCGTGGCCGCCGTGACCAATTCCGGCATCGACTCCAACTTCTGGGCTGGCGTATCCCTGGCTGATGATGCCGAGGCCATCCAGATTGACAAGCTGACCAACGCCGGCGAGAAATACTTCTTCAAGATGCTGATGAAAGCGGACACGAACATCGTGTTCGGTGAGGACATCGTCCTGTACGACGGTCGTGCCGCATCCGTGGCAGCCGGTTCCACCGACCTTGCTGACCTGGCCTTCGGTGCCGGTGACCTGGTTCCTGAATTCGACACCGAAACGAAAGCCTACACCATGGCCGTGGCCAATGCTGTGGACACCACTACGGTGACTGCAACCCGCGCCCAGGCCGGACAGGTCATCAAGCTCGGCTCTTCGACCCTTACCACCGGTGTGGCCTCCGCTGCCAAGAACCTTGCCGTAGGCGAGAACATTCTCAGCATCAAGGTGACGAGCGCCGATGGTCTGGCAACCGAAAGCTACGATGTGCTGATCACCCGCGCAGCCGAGTAACCATCCCTCAAGCGAATCATACCTATTCCATCTCCATCATCTGTGTCGAGGGCGCCTGAAAGCGTAAGCCGTAGGGCGCCCTTGTTGCAGGAAACAACCACCTCATCATGGCTAAGCTCCAGTATTTTGTTATCCACTGCACGGCAACCCCTGAAGGGCGAGCAGTCAGCAGTGCCGACATACGGCGCTGGCATACCGCCCCTTCCCCCGTGGGTCATGGTTGGAAGCAGGTAGGCTATACGGACATGATCCATCTGGACGGTCGCATCGAGCGTCTGGTGCGCAACAATGATGATGAGAATGTTGATCCGTGGGAGATCACCAATGGAGTGGAGGGAAAGAACCTTGTTTGCCGGCACATAGTTTATGTGGGCGGGATGGACAAATCCGGAAAGACAGCCCAAGATACTCGTACGAGCGCCCAGCTGGCGGCCATGGAGAAATTTGTAAAGGAGTTCCACAAGAGGTTCCCCCGTGTTAAAATCGTAGGTCATAACGCATTCGCCTCAAAGGCCTGTCCGTCCTTCGATGTTGCCGAGTGGCTTCGCTTAATCGGTCTATAATGGAAACCTCCTACATCGCCCAGGCAATTCCCTTGTGGTTCCAGGTGCTCAGCCTCATTCTCAATCTGCTGTTTGGCGGTGGCCTTATCCTTACGCTCATCACACTGAGGTCCTTCAAGCTCAAGTCCCAAGGCGAGGCCAATCAAGCCACGGCTCAAGCCGAGGTGGTCCGCCAGCAGGCCGACAGCGCCGAAATCGACAATGTGGACAAGATGGTCAAGATGTGGCGCGAGCAGGCCGAAACGTTCGAAAACAAATGGAAGACCAATGAGGAGCAAATGACGTCCCTTGCTGAAACCGTTGGAGAGCTAAAAGGGGAGGTTCGCCGTCTGGTGAGCATCAATACCAAAATTGTCAAATCACTCGATAAAATCAACGCAGACAACTATGAAAAGATCATTGAACAGATCAAGGCTGATATTCACTCTGCTTCTTAGCCTGGTACTTTTTTCGTGCCGGACCGTTAAGGAGACTTCACGCTCAGAGACCAACATTCGTAAGGAAGTTGAAAACAAGGTGGAGGCAACCATAAACACTGTCGTGGACTCATCCTCAGTCACCAAAGAGAATACCGAACACAGGACTTTAGACAGTACCACTACCCGAGTTGTGGATGTTTACCTGTCCGCTCCTGACTCCCTGGGCGCTCAGTATCCGCTGCGCATCACCTTTATCAATACCGAGGAGCTCAAGGCGACGGTTGAGCATGCTCTCAAGGTATTTCAAGCAAACAACCACAAATCGGAATCCATTAAGGTCAAGGCCGACCAGCGCGATCATCAGACGGCAGCCGTGGACACCAGCAATAAGGAGTCCAAGAAACCACCTGACGCATCCTACCTGCTTGTCACCGTCATTGTCATCGGTCTTATGGCAGCGGCATACTTCCTCTTACCCTGGAAAGACATTTTAAAACGCATTTCAAAACTCTTTAAATAACAATCAAAATGGCAGAAAACATTCTTTTGAAAGTTCGTATAGCCGGTATCGCATTTGCGGACCCTATCACGACAGCGGCCGGACTGGCCACAGCAACCTGGGAGGATCAACCCTTGACCCTCCGTGACGACGAAGTATCCATCGTGGAGGATGATCCCGATGAAAAAGAGGTGTTCTCACACGAGAACGACTCGGCGGAAGATTATGACATCACCGGAAAGGGTCTGTCGGCAAAAGGTTCATTCATCAAAATGACCCGCGCCCAAATGGTCGACCTGATCGGAGGAGCCACAGTTGGGGTGGATGCGGCCATGAAATTCCATAAGTCGGCTCGCAAGCTCACTCTTAACAAGGCCATCAAATTCACCCTGAAAAGCGGTGATACGATGATTGCTCCCAACGCCAAGGGTTTCGTACTCATCAATGCCGGACTTGGCGTGGACGGTGTCCAGAAATACCCCTGGAAGTTCAAGCTTTTGCAAGCTTCCGCAGAATGGGATTGCGACCTGGTATACTAAGCTATGGACGCTAACGCACGTATAGCGGCAGCTGATGCAATACTTGACAGGGGCGTGCGGTTTAAGATTCCACACGCCCCTGTGCGTATCCGTCTGTTGGGACTGGATAGGATAACAATCAGATCATTAAGGGCGGGAACCATACTGGAGATATCTCGAGTCATAGACAGCAACCAGATCGAGGATGCGATCATGCTCAAGGATCATGCCTTTCTTGCCCGATCGCTGGAGCCGATGGCCGAATGCATCGCCCTTGCGATGATCAACGGAAAGATTCGAATCAGGCGCTTTACCAAGTTGGTAAAAAAAATGGTTCTCAGCTTGCCCCCTGATGTGATCGTGGAGATATTCCTACACATCGAGAGGCTTAACCAGAAAAAGCTTTTTTTGACTATTACCAGATTCTTCTTGTTGCAGACTCAGATGATGACGAGTCCAAGGAAGGTGAATCAGGGGCAGGAGTAAAAGGGGAGTTAAAAGGCTATACGGACGGCCTTCATAGCCCTTGGGGAATGATCGGACAGATTAAGGACAAGCGCGGGTACACGCATGATCAGCTTTTGTGGGACACCTCCTGGCTTAATCTGCTCATGGAGGCGGCCGATCAACCCAGATACATCAAAGGCGCTCCCCGAAAGGTGGTGCCCGTGGCCGAAACGGCTGAAGACATTAAACAAACACTTGGAAGATAAAACCTATGGAACCCGTCGAAATTGAAATTAGGATGAAGCAAAACGTTGCCGAGGAGTCTGAAAAAGCCTCCAAGGGTGTGAACGGCATCGGTGCGGCTTCTGACAAGGCCACGCGCGAGCTGGAGGCGCAAGTGCAGCGGCAACTCATCACCATCGACAAGATCAACAAGGCGCTTGATCAACTCGAAAAGCGGGCGTCGGTCAAATCAACGACGGGGGTTGACGCCGCCCAGGTGGATGCAACTATGGCAAGGATCGGAAACCTCCGGCAGATGCTCACCGAGGCCAGTGCCGAACTGGTCACCATGCGTGTGGATGCCGAGAAGATCAACGCCGTGGTGGCAACCATGGTTCAACAGTACCGGCTGGTTGAGCAGGCCATCAAAAAAACACAGGCGGCAGGAAAGGGCGGTTCTCCTGCCATGGATTCGCTCAAGGAGGAGCAACGTGTGATCGTGGATGCCCTGGGTGATACCGGTTCTGAAGCTGAGAGTACGTTCGCGAAAATGTCCGGACTGGGATTGGCCACCAAGGATGCGTTTGACCAGGCAAGAAAATCGGTCAAGCAGCAATCAGACGTTGTCAAGAATCTGAAGACGGACCTTGACAGCATGCAGAAGGCGTATGACGGCATGGATGGCGGAAAGCAGAAGGATGCCCTTTCCAAGGAACTGGAGGCTACCCGAAAACAATATTCTGGAGCTGTTGTGGACCTTGATCGGATGAAAGTCAAACAGGACGAACTCCAAATTTCATCGCGACGGCTGACCGAACAGATGGAAGGCCTACGTGACAAAATGATCAAGCTTCGACTCGAGGGAAAGGAGAACACAAAAGAATACAGAGCTCTTGAGGATTTGTATAAAAGACTGGCCTCCGAATCAGCAGCAGTACGTTTTGCCGGTCAGGATAAAAGCGGTGTCCAGGGTCTTGTGCAGGGTGTGACCGGTCTTTCTGGTGCATTGACGGCAGGCGTTGGTGTTATGGGCCTGTTTAATGGCAAGTCAGAGGAAATGGAAAAGGTACAGGCGCGCCTTCAGTCTATGATAGCCATCACGATTGGACTTCAGGAAGCTTATAACCTGGTTGATAAGCAGGGTGCATTTTATGCAATGTATTTTACGAAAGCCAAGAACTTGCTTACCGCTGCAAATTTAAGGTTGGCCGTGTCGTTGGGTGTGTCAACAGCCGCTGCCGCTGCCCTAATGGCTGTATTGACACTCGGCGTGTCGGCCGCTATCGGTGGTGTAATATATTTGATGAGCAAATACAATAAACAAGCCAGCGAATCTGCGCAAATCATTCGCGATATAAGCCAAAAAGCGGCCGAAAGTGCTGTAGAACCAATTGTGAAGTTCAAAAGACTTCAGACCGAATATGCCAAGCTTGGGGATGATTTGAAGGCTAAAGAGAAATTCATTCTGGAGAATGCTGACGCATTTAAAGAGTTGGGAGTTCAAGTAAGTAGTGTTGACGAAGCCGAAAACATGTTTGTTCGTCACGCAGACACTTTTGTTGATTCCGTCATCAAGAGGGCAAAAGCTGCCGCTATGATGGATGTTGCCGCTGAAATATATAAGAAGGCACTGGACAAAATGTTGAAGGCACAAAGCATGCCTGATACCGTCGAATTCACATCAGCCCCACAATATGGAGGAACTTCGGTAACAACAGATGTTACGAACTCATCCAAGACTAAAGCGGTTAAGGAAGCAGAGACCGGAATGAAAGATGCTCTCAAAAAAGTGAATGGATTGATCACTTCGGCCCTTTATGAAACGGATGAAGCAAATAAGTGGCTTGAGTTGGAGTATTTCAAAACGGTCAAGAACATGTCCGTTGGCACGAAGCCCTATTGGGAACAGATGCAAAAAAATTACCTGGCTACGATCAATTCAATGACCGACAAGGAAGTCGGCACCAAAAAATGGAAAGACGCCATCAAGAATTATAAGAATGCGACGGCCAAAGTTGCGCTTTTTGATATAAAGGGGAATGACAGCAAGGCCAAGACGGCCGCCGAGAAACTTCTCAATGCCAATGATTCGCTTACCAAGATGTCCTTGGACTACGACGCCAAGATTGAGGCAGCGCGTGCAGCGGCCATCAAGAACGGTCGGTCGAATCGTCTGGCTGACGCCAAGTCCGATTTTGAAAAACAAAAGACACAACTGGAAAAAGACCTGATCGCCATTGGCAAGCTTGAGGAGGTAACCGGTAAGCCGGCTACTGAGCAACGTGACAAGAATAAGGAGCTTGGAACGGCCATCGAACAGCAATATCAGGCCAAAGTTACATCCATCAACGAGGTTGCCGATCGTGCACTGGCGGACATCATGTCCGATGCAAAAAGCAATTTTCAAGGTGAGCTCGACCGTAACCTGACGTCCATCGAGAACTATTACGATGATATCATACTCAAGGCGACTGAGGAAGGTGCAACTGAAGAGCAGCTGAACACGCTGCGAAACCAACGATTCCAGGATCGCGCTCGCGCACGTCGTGACGAAGCCATGAAGAACATTGATTTCGAACTTGATATCGAAAAGCGTCGCATCGAGATGTCCGACAAGACATACCTGTTCCAGGCCGACCGGCAAAAAGACCTGGTCAAGGCTGAGCGTGACGCCACTGTCAAACGCCTGGCATTGCTCGAGGCGCAATATAAGTCAACTCCGACACCTGAATTGGGACGCGACATTAAGAGTGCCAAGCTGTCGCTCGACGAATTTGATCAGACGCTGAAAGACCTTGATGTCAGCAAGCTGGAGGAGATTGCCGCTCTGGTTCAGTCGTTGTCCAAACTTGGGTCTTCCCTGTCGAAAACGGGTGGAGCCTTGGGCGAGATAGGTGACATCCTAACTGGCGTCACCTCCAGCGCTGACGACATCATGACCTCGTTCAAGAAATCGTCCTCGACGATGGATAAGATCAGTGCCGGCATCAGTGGACTTGCTGATCTATATTCCATGGTCGCTGATCAGATCGCGGCCAACAAGGCCGAACAGGACGAGTGGACCGCCGCCATCAAAGAGTCTCAGCAGGCTGCACGTATGGCACGCATTGAGCAGGAAGCCTATCAGCAGAGTAACATCTTCGGTGTTGAGAATCCGTATGCAAAAGTCATGGCTTCTGTCAAGCAGTACATGACAGCTATGAAGGAACTGAATGATTACTCGAAAGACATGGAGTCGGGTAAGGTTCAGACAGGAACGAAAAAAGTAATAAGCGGCGGGAATATTGCGAAGGGTGCCGGTGCCGGTGCTGCCGTTGGTGCTGCCGTTGGTTCGATCATTCCGGTCGTTGGTACTGCCGTTGTCGGACTTGTCGGTGGTCTTATTGGCGCGGCTATCGGTGCCGCAGTTGGTGCGGCCACGACTAAGGTTGTTCCCGTTTTCAAGTCCCTGAAGGAAACCTATGGCAAGGTTATCATGGACGACATGTCCCTGAATCCTAAAATACTTCAGGACTATGACAAATTAGATGCGACCACCAAGGCCATGGTGGACAACTGGGAGGAGATCAAGACCAAGGCCAAGGAAGCCCAGGAGGAGATGAACGCCGCCCTGACCGAATTGGCCGGTGATCTTGGTACCAAGTTGTCTGATTCACTGGTGGAAGCATTTCGCAACGGCGATGTTTACGATGCCATCGATGATTTTCACGGCAAGGTGACAGAGACCATCGAGGATATCATTGCACAACTCATTTTTGCGGCTGCTTTCGGTGATCTGTTTGATGAACTCGGCAAGCGATTCAAAGATAGCTTCGCCATTGGAGGTGACGGTTCGATCGTCGATGACCTAATGTGGTTCGACAGTACGTATAAAGGGCGACTTGATGCTTACAATACAGGCATGAAGCAAATGCAAGAACAAGGCAAGGCATTAGGTTACGACTTTTTCAGTCCTACATCAGAGCGTACCGGCACATCCAAGGGAGTCTCGACCGCTTCGCAGGAATCAATTAGCGAGTTGTCCGGTGGGGTGCTGGCCATGCGTAGTATGTTGGCCGAGATGCGCAACATGCAGCGGGATGAGCTGGCCATCATGCGGATGATCAATACTGTTCTGGATGCCATCGAGGAAAACACTGCTTATTGCCGTCTGCTTGAGACGATGGAAACAAATATGGACAAAATGGCCAATGCTATCGACGATATTGCTGTACGTGGATTAAAAATGAGATAAAATGATGAAAGGAGCTTGCATCATAGATGGAATAGATATTTCGGACTTTGGGATGTTCATCCTAAGGGAAGGGGACAATGATCTGTTGACTTTTCCAGAAAGGAAAGAGCCGGCACAGAATGATTGGTTCGAGCTCGAAGGATTGGACGTAGACTTGTCTGAAGTATTTTTCAGTGAAAGGAAGGTTACCGTCCAGTTTTATCTGAGTGCCCCATCGACAGCGGAATTCATGTACAATCTTGACAGCTTCTATTCGATCATGATGATGCCTGGTTACCGGAATATTTACATGAGGGATTTTAACAAGACCTTCACGCTTCGTTATCTCGGATGCCCGGCATACGAACATAGGCACGGCCTTGCCGCTGGCGGGAAGAAAGCCGGATACATAACAATGGACTTTATGATGGATGATCCGTTGCAGGTCTTCGGTCTTTCAACGCAACCGGTGTCAGCCCGTCCGAATCAATCGCACGTGACCATCAACGGGCTGGACCTGTCCCTCTTTGGCATTATCATCCAAAAGGTGTACCACACGGCCCTTAAGGCGCCCATGATCAAGGAAGGGCTTACCAGGAGAATAGAGCGCATGACCGGCCAATTGGCCGGCACCGGATTCACGCCGGTCGGAAAGTCGAAGGACATCACATTCGAGTGCACCATGATGGCTGACACGAGGAGTGAGTTCTATGACAATTACGATGCGCTCTTTCACCAGGCAACGATAACTGAGCCTGTCGAGCTCGGATTCGTGGAAGGGCGAACGGCGCTGTGCTATTACTCCAAGATGGATTCTTTTGTAAAGCTCAAGCCACTCTCGGCAGGTGCGAGCGTGACGTTCAACATCACTTTCAAGACCATCGATTCGGGCAGTCTCTTCATTGACGATCTGCGTGTGACGGAAGATGGACAGGTACGCATTACTGAGGACGGATTCGATCGTAAATTATGATTTAAACACAATTTAAAATGGCAAAAAAAATATCAGGTTTGGACCCAGCCGGCACATTGACCGGTCAGGAATTTTTTGAAGCAGTTCAAAAGGGTAATAGCGTAAAGGTCACAGCTGATCAGATTGCGACCCATGCCCTTGGACGTTTTAACCCAAAGATTTGGGGCATAAGAAAACAGAGTGGGTCGGCTTCCATATTTTGGGAGCGAATCAATCCGGAGATGCATGCAGAACGGCGGGTGCATAAGCAATGTGGCCGCTATTTGGAGGATTCAAATGCAAACATAATTGATCTACATCCAACTGATAGTCGAAAGTCTTTTTCCGGAGCCAGTGTCGATTTAACAGGATCACAGGGAAATGTATGGTGGCGTAAGCCGGCTTACTATTTTAAAGCAGAAATCGTCCAGGCAACGGACGGGCTTTGGTATGAATATCAATGGATGTCCGACAACTATTTTGATGGTGCAACGTACATGAAAGAGCGTTCATGCTCGCCATGGCACATGGTGGTCAATCGTGCAACAAGTGTTGCGGCCTCTTTGTCATTTTTGACTTGGAATAATGATGGTTCAATTGTAAGAAATGGAAACGGATTTCCTGTTTACACTGCAAATGCAACTACATACCGTGGAGGCAGCAATAATGCAGCTCTTGATGGTACTGCTTCGAGCATGCTTGGCATGGGTATATCCGTGATTGATATCAATACGGCACGTTATTTTTCCCGAAATGCTGGTGCTCACTGTGGTTGGTTTTCAATACTTGATGAGATACGAACACTATACCGATTTGAATACGCCTGTGATGATATCCAACAGGGATATAATCCTACTCTTGATGCGTATGGAAATAAGCAAGGCGGTCTTGGAACCGGAAAATCAGTCGGAGGTGAATGGGGTACATTTAACGGATACCATCCATTCATTCCGATGGGTGTTACCTGCCCACTTGGTAATCAATCAGGACTTGTTTCCTATACGATTAAGGATTGGGGAGGCGCTGGCATTGACAAAATAATTCAGGTTGATTCATTCCTTGGCCTCGAAATATTATGCGAACATATTTGGACTGGGGCTGAAGATTTACTGATTTATCATGACGTCGCACAGAATAAAGTAAAAGCATATTATTGTGATGATCCTACAAAATTTGCCAATCCACTCTCCGATTCTTCAGTGGTTGTACCTATTGGATACAAGCATGTTTGCGATATGGCTCCAACATCTGGTTGGATGGCTGCAATCTCATTACCACCGCTATGTTTACCAACTGCTGTCGGCGGATCACCTGGCCTATATGTTCCAGACTATTATTGGGCACCTCCAGATTCTGGCTGGTACACCTCCGGCCTGGGCGCCAGTGCGTATGATGGGTCGCATGCGGGTCTCGCCTCGCTGGCTGCGTATCGTCGCGTCTCGGTCGCGATTGCGTATTGGGGCTTCCGTCTGTGCCGTTAAAACGCAAAGCGTGAAGCGTGAAAAGTAAAATAGGATACAGCCCATGCTCCGGCCTGGGCGCCAATGCGAATAATGGGTCGAATGCGGGTCTCGCCTCGCTGAATGCGAATAATCGCGTCTCGATCACGAATGCGAATTGGGGCTTCCGTCAATACCGTATAAAAAAATTGATTGGGCTGTACTCCCTGCCTCTTGGCAAAAAATAAATACGAACAAGCAGTATTAGTAAGCTATTGAACATTCTGCTAAAAATTACGGCACAGATGCCAAAACGGTTATATAATTTACATTACAGGCTTTGTGATCTACAGAACATAACACTGGGGTATCACTTGGCTCAGAAGGGCAAATCAAACCGCACCGATATCAAGGCTTTTACTTCAAATTTGAATAGAAACCTGATTGATATATGGAGTGATCTGGATTCTTTGAGGTATGTCCATGGTCGGTATAGAACAATGATTGTTCAGCAGACAAAGAGACGCGTAATCAACATCGCTCCATTCAGGGATCGGGTCGTGCATCATTGTTTCATCAATGTTATTAAGCCAACCTGGGAAAGCGTATATATTGATAATACCTATGCCTGCCGAAAGGGTTATGGTATCCATAAATGTTTAACTGATGTTGTCTCATGCCTCAAGGATGTAGAGGCCACTGGATATGTACTTCAAATTGATATTAAGCAGTACTATGACAACATTGATCATGACGTCCTTAAAGCGATTGAACGAAAGAGGATTGCAGATGAGGACTTCATGCTGATCAGTGACAGGATTACAAACAGTTTCGCTCCTGGAATACCCAAGGGCAACTATACAAGCCAGTATAAGGCCAATCTCTACCTGTCCTACTTTGATCATTATGTCAAGGAACAACTGAAGGTAAAATACTATTTCCGATATATGGACGACATGGTTTTCTTTGCTTCAACAAAATCTGAACTGCGACATGTGTATGAACAGATAGAAAAATATCTGCGTGAAAATTTGAAGCTGACAATCAAGTCAAACTGGCAGATTTACCCTATTGACTCCCGTCCGCTTGATTTTGTTGGATATAAGGCTGATCACAATGGAGTGCTGCTTCGCAAAAACATACTTAAAAACTATTACCGGAAGCTTGATCACCTAAAGACCAAATATGACATTATTGACCAGGATAATATAAAACACAACCTCTCTTCTTATTGGGGTTGGCTCGGGTATTGTTCGGAGTATCATTTTGAAAACGTAATTAAACAATCTTTAAACGCTAAATAACTATGAAAAAAGTGGTGTTGATGGTAGATGTCTTTACAACAGAACTACCGAAAAGTATTCAAAGGCTTGACTTGAAATCATTTTATTACCGGTATGATATTAAAAGCACAAACCGGCTGATAGAAGGTAAGGACCTATCAGGCTTCATGCATAACGATCTCTATGTTGAAGGTGATCTTACTCAAAGTGAGATCATGCGCTCTTGGCTGAGTGCTGTTTATCCAATAGATCAAGAGTTAAAGCTGCTTAACGACTTCAACGCTTTTACATCCGGAATAACAGGCGATGCTGCCAAGAAGGTAGAGTATGAAACATACCTGGCAAAGCGCAAGGATTTTCGTGAGCAGTTGGCCCTTGATTTTGAAACTTATATGGCCGATCAACTATGAATGATATACCAGATTTTGCAGACCTGTTCAGCGGCATAGATGTCAATCGTGATGCCGAGCAATATAGTGAGAGAAAGATCAGTGTTACGAATCTTCTTAATCTGCCCATTACTGTTCTTGGCTTTAAGCCGAACATCAGCACTGAGAACGGCCCCAAGCATTTGGTCCGCATAGAGGTTGAAGATGAGATCAGGGTATTCTTTACCGGATCAAAGAAGATTAAAGATGTGCTGGAGCATGAAAGGGTAAAATTCCCTTTTCGTGCAATTATTAAAAGCTATCAAATAGGAGATAAACGTGGTTATAAATTCACATGATATGCAGATATACGACAAAGATAACGACCCGATCCTTGATATGGCGGTTGACGACAACAGTTATCGCTACAAGGAACTGATGGGTGATAACACGCTTTCGCTGATGTTCTCCATGGCTGAATTTATTGAGCTTCCTGTCGGCTGCAGGTGCGAGTTCAAGGGCGAAAGCTATTTTCTTTTCTTGCCGGAGAATTTCAAAAAGAACCATACCCGTAGTTGGGACTACACGCTGGTGATGTACAGTCATCAAAAGATGTTGTCGACCACCAAGTTCAAGTTCTTCACCATGAACGGGTGTGTTGTCGAAGGTCGCTTCAAGCTGAAGTTCTCACTCACGGCCACACCTGCTGAGTTTGCCCAGCTGCTTGTCGACAATATGAACATCAATGATCCGGACGGTGGATGGACACTTGGTGTTTGTATCGAGGCCTCACCCGTCACTCTTGACTTTAATCATGAGTATTGCGATGCGGCGCTGTCTAAGATGGCCGCTGCTTTTAATACTGAATATGATGTTACCGTCAAGACCATATCCATCGGACCGGTTGAAAAGATGAAGGATTCGCCCATTGATCTGGAGTATGGTTATGACAAGGGAATCCTGGGCGGCATCCAGCGCACCCAGTATGACGACTCGAAGATCATCACCAGGGTGTATGTCCAGGGCGGTAGTGACAACATCGACGCAAGCCTTTATGGCAATGACACGCTTTTGTTGCCCAAATCAACGCAGTTCGCCAAAGACGGTGTCGTGTATGCGTCCGACCCTTCCGGCTCGTACGTGGAGCGCGCTAACCGCTCAGGAAGCATCCTTGACGACTCGCTTGATGTATCCGATGTTAAGCCACGCTGGACCGGCACTGTCTCCTCCGTCGTAGCGGTCGATGACTCGAAAAGCCTATACGATATCCTGGATAATTCAATACCCGAAGAGCTTGATTTCGCCGCCTCGGTCATTGAAGGCGAGACAATGTCCATTATCTTCCAATCGGGCGATTTGGCAGGTAAGGAGTTTGACGTGGCTTATGATCACAATGAGCGGAGGTTCGCCATCGTTCCTGTCACCGAGAACGGTTACAACTTCCCCCAGGGCGCGCTGATACCTGCCGTAGGTGACTTCTACGCCGTCTTTCACATTTCGCTACCTATCCAATATTACCAGTCGGCGGAGGCGGAGGTCATGGTCAAGACGGTTGACGCTCTTTCCAAAGGTGAAAAGCCCCAGTACACCTACAAATGGACGCTCGACGAGCTGTATGCCAAACGCAACTGGCTGGCCATCGGCGGCAAGTTGGACGTGGGTTATTTCGTGCTGTACCGCGACCCGCAGTTCCTTACGGTCCCTGTGTCCATCCGCATAATATCAGTGAAGGATTATGTTAACAAGCCCAAGTCGCCTGTCATCGAGATATCAAACAACGTATCTTCCAGATCGTTCTCAAGCGTTCTTAACACCATTTCGACACAGGAGCAGGTCAATGAGCGTACGAACAAGGAAGTTGTCAGCTTTACACGCCGTCGCTTTCGGGATGCCCAGGAAACGATGGGTATGCTTTCTGATGCCTTGACGAACTTTACAGGCTCCATAAGCCCGATTAGCGTGCATGCCATGCAGATCATACTTGGCGACGAGAGCCTCCAGTTCTACTATGTCAATAGCAAGGTGGCTCCTGAGAGGGTGGAGGATGGAATTGTTTACAGCGATTCGACGAAACGTTTGTCCATACCGTCAGGTATCATCCAGCACATGACGCTCGGCATCAACAGTCTCTCCTCATCCCACGCGCCTTCAGAGTATCGCTTCTGGGATTTGGCCGGTTATGTGTCTCCCTTGCTTGACGAGGCTAATAAGAAATACTACCTGTATGCAAAAGTCAGCAAGACTCTGAATACTGGCATCTACCTGTTGAGCGAGACCGCCATACCCATGGAGTCCGTCGATGGGTTCTTCCACCTGTTCGTTGGAACGCTGGGCAGCGAGTTGGACGGTGAAAGGAGCCTGGTCATGTGGTACGGATATTCCGAGCTTGGTCCTGGGAGGTTTACGACCGACAAGATCGTATCACCCAGCGGCGGAACCTTTATCGACCTTGTCAATGACGTGATCAAAGGCAATTTCAAGTTTGTCTCCGGAGATGATGTTGAAGATGTAATTAATGGGGTTTCAGGTATAGCCAATACTGGCATTGCCAATGCCGCCACTGCCCAAGCCGCTGCAAATGCGGCTGCCTCTGCCGCCAGTGCAGCCCAAACAACAGCCAACACGGGTGTTGCCAATGCCGCCACCGCCAACGCCTTGCTTGCCGATCTCGCCAGCGACAACAAGCTCACGGCCATCGAAAAACAGCAAACCAAAACAGAGTGGGATGCTATCGTATCGGAAAAGCTAAAGAACGACACCCAGGCCGATGCCTTCGGTGTGGCCAAGACAGCCTACGGCACCGCCTATACGGCACTCAACACCTATATCACCCCGCTCCTGGCTGATCTGACCACGACCTCCGACATTACAGGAAGCACCTTCCGCTCGACCTTTAAGGCCTACTACGACGCCCGAACCGACTTGCTGAATGCCATTTCAACAAAGGCCAAGACATTGGCCGACGCCGCACAGTCATCGGCCAATACTGGCATTGCCAATGCCGCCACTGCCCAAGCCGCTGCAAATGCGGCTGCCTCTGCCGCCAGTGCAGCCCAAACAACAGCCAACACGGGTGTTGCCAATGCCGCCACCGCCAACGCCTTGCTTGCCGATCTCGCCAGCGACAACAAGCTCACGGCCATCGAAAAACAGCAAACCAAAACAGAGTGGGATGCTATCGTATCGGAAAAGCTAAAGAACGACACCCAGGCCGATGCCTTCGGTGTGGCCAAGACAGCCTACGGCACCGCCTATACGGCACTCAACACCTATATCACCCCGCTCCTGGCTGATCTGACCACGACCTCCGACATTACAGGAAGCACCTTCCGCTCGACCTTTAAGGCCTACTACGACGCCCGAACCGACTTGCTGAACGCTATCTCGACAAAGGCCAAGACATTGGCCGACGCCGCACAAAGTAGTGTTAACAATATTCAAATTGGGGGGGTTAATCTTTTATCGGCCATACCTACCAACTATGAAACCGGATCGGTTCTTACGGCCTCCGTCGTAGGGACTACATGGGCGAATGTCAAATACGCATCCGTAACCAGGCTCAACATCATAAGCTTGCTGACCATCAACTCACAGGGAGTGCTATCCTTCAATGACTCCCTGTATAATATTTATCTTACCTATTTTGACGCTTCAGGTCTTTATACGGGACTATCCAATGGATGGATTACGACTTCACCCTTTGTCTTTCCGACAAAATCTAAACTCGGGATCACCGTCGCGTTCAAAACCAACGCGAATATTTTACCTACCGATATCGCGGCAGCAAAAATAAAGATCGAGCGGGGAAACAAGGCAACAGACTTTACAACTTCACCGGAAGATGTTGCAGCAACACAAGCAGCGGCACAAGCGGCCATTCAAGCCCAAATTTTGGAAACAGAGTATCTGAAGGAGGCCATTGGAGGTGATTCAACAGTTGCGGGTGGATTGGCACTGCATAACATTATGCTTGTGAAGGATGCACTTGAGAATATTACTGGTGGTATGTCAGGTTTGTCGGAAGATATTGTCGGAATGTGGATGAAGGGTAGTTATGCTCAAGCCATTGCTGATGCCGCCAAGGCTTTTAAGGCTGTCATGGATACTGGCGTTTTGGATAAGAAGGATGGTTCTGGTCATCGCGCTTTTGGAAATTTTGCCTGGAATGCTCTCGGTGATGTGTTCATGAGGGGCCTAGTTGAGGTTTTGTCGGGTGGCAAGATTGGAGACTTCACCGTCGAATCCGGTCAGATCATAGGTCGAAACAGCAGCGGCGCGGAAAAAATACGTATGTCAACAGGCGTGCTTCCATCCATTAGTGATCTTCAATCCGGTACCCTATACACCGGTTCGTTCCCGATGGCTGACAAGGATGTTGATATCAGCGGGGAGTCAAGTGCTATTTACTCAGGCTCCGACTTTTTGGAGATCACCGGTGCTGGATTTAATATTCCGTATGCGACCACGGCACAGGTAACCACAGGACAGTACGATGCCTACAACTTCACGGACCCTGATGCAATAATAACTTATGAGGTGATCGCTACGGCTTACGTGTACAAGGATGGAATTCTATATTGGTCAGGACCATGTGATACCAACTTCTCAATTGCAGCAGGATATTTCACGGTCAAGATCAGGTTAACCCTCAATTATGAGCTACAGGGGCCATCGACATGCATCGCGAGCTATGGAATGGATGATCAGAGTAGAGGTATCCAGTACACTGAATCAGTGGCCAGATCATGTTTTGGAGCGAACGGTTTCTTCAGCTATTGGTCCAGCGCGTTGTATATGTACTTCAGCTCGACGGCGGGGTTTACGTATCGAGGGGCGTTGAACTTCCCTGGAATGTTGGCGGCAGGAAGCTTTAATAATGCAGGTACGCAAGATTCCACAAAACGATGGGGTAATAAGTCATCAAGTTCGAATGCAACATATACAGCTGTAGGGCAGTATCGTGTATATCATGGAATAGGACATGCCAATTTTACCGTGAACATCACTTGCTTGGCAGCGGGTGCAGTTGGTACGGTAGTTGCAAGAGCGACAAACTATGTTGATATCGTCATTCAGCGGAATGGTGCGAACTATCAGAGTGCGTTTGATATCATGCTGGTGGGTGCCAATTAAAAAGTAAGAGCCGGAAAATTTCCGGCTCTTGACTCTTGGTGTGTTTATGAAAAACTAAAACTTGGAGGTCTGCTATTGGTTTCCATTTGTCTTTAAAGCCCTCCACTCGGGTCCGGTAATGGGGATGAAGACATAAGCGGAATCAAATATCTGATAACATGAAGCGTAGTCCAACTTTTCGAATGCCGCTTTTATTTTTGTCTCGGCAGAACGAAGAACTGAGTTTGGGATGTAGGCTATAGTGTCAAACAGTACTTTGTCATAATCATACTCATACGGATAGTTGGCTATTGGATCGTAAAGAACTGTATCTTTTGTCGAGTATTTGACATAGAATAATCTTTGCAATACACAATCGTAAGCCTCAATAAAACCAAGTCCCAGATTACCATCCATGTCAATGACATCGGTGCCCCACATCTTGAGCATGGGCGAAAGGGTATCACGTTGGGGCAAAGAAAACCCACGACCCCACTCGGTACCATTGTACATGAACTCAAGGTTGGTTGTTTGAAGGACGATTTCCAGCGCGCTCAAATGTTGTGTGGACGGATAACGTGGCGCCTTAAGCATGGAGCTGGCAGCTTGACCGGGCACTCTGTCAGAGGGTCTGATGTTGATCATCGCATAAGGGTCCAATTGACCGTTTCCGGTCGTTTCCTCCTTGCAGGAGAACTGGGAAAGAACAAGAACAAGCAGAAAGATAATACCGATTGACTTTTTCATAGTTGAATGATTTTAAAACAAATATAATTACAAATACGAATAAACAGGTCTGACACATCACAAAGGATATGATTGCTTTTCAATAAGATGTTCGGGGGTGAATGAGAAGCCCCCGGCCAGTTAGTAAATATCTCACCAAGTACTAACAAAATGCGACTGCCCGCATAGCCGGGGGCCAATGGCCTTTGGTGTTAGCAGTTGCATTTTGTTTTTTGTACATGGTGAGACCACAAAGTTAAACAATTAATATTCTATTACAACAGATATGAAATTATTTGAATTGCTGGCGTTTAACAGGCATGTGTTGAGTCGCCTTGATGTGGCTGGAGTGAAGCCATCCGATCATCGTTACGTGCCTTTATATATAGAGTTTTTGAATATGCGTAATGCCGGAGACAAAATGACTTACATTGTCGCTGTACTTTCAGGCAGATATGGCATAAGCGAACGTAAGGTCTATTATATCATCGACTTGCTTGGTCGTGAAATTGACTGCACGAATGTTGCAGGGTAAATACCTGGATTCTCATTGTTGATCAGAGGCCTTTCAAGACCTTTGAAATAAAAAACATGAAAGAATTTAAAAGCGCACCGCTCCCGTTCATGGGGCAAAAGAGAATGTTTGCAAATGAGTTTAAAAAGGTCTTAAATCGATTTGATCACGCGTCGATGTTTGTAGACCTATTCGGTGGATCAGGACTGTTGTCACACTTAGCCAAACGAACGGTTCCAGACGCCCAGGTTGTTTACAATGATTTTGACAACTATCGACGACGGCTTGACAATATCGCTCGCACAAACAGCCTGCTTGCCGATCTGCGTGACCTGGTGGTGGGCTGCCCACGTGCAAAGGTTTTACCGATCGTGATCAAGGCAGCCGTGTTGAAGAGAATCGAAATTGAGGAGCAATCAGGTTTCGTCGATTATATTACTCTTTCATCGTCGCTTCTTTTCTCAATGAAGTATGTATTGAACATCACAGACTTGGGAAAGGAGGCGTTTTACAACAATGTGCGCAAGGCTGACTATGATTGCACAGGCTATCTGGACGGCATTACGGTTACATGTGAGGATTACAAGACCTTATTTGAGCGATACAAGGATGTTCCAGGTGTAGTGTTCCTGGTTGATCCTCCATATCTGTCCACTGAGGTCGGGACTTACAATATGAGTTGGAAACTTTCCGACTTTCTCGATGTCCAGACTGTCCTGTCCGATAATTCATACATATTCTTCACGTCTAATAAGTCAGAGATCATCGAGTTGTGTCAATGGATTGAGGACCACAAGGATTTTGAGAATCCATTTATCGGAGCCGATAAGTCTGTCTTTAACGCTCGGATGAACTACAACTCCACCTATTTGGACATGATGCTTTATAGGCAGGAGTCCAGAATGGCCGCTTAAATGAACATTAAACGAGGCTTAAACAGTAAAACAAACAGCCAGGGCGTTCGGCTCTGGCTGTCACGAAATGCACATTTCGTTTTAAAAAAACGCACATTTAGTTTTTTCGATTATATTTCAGCAGTTTTTTGTTGA